TAAGTTCCTTTCGTTAGTCCGATCACACTAATCTGGTGTGATTAAGTGAAATACCTCAAAATAAATTGAGTTTCTTTCGTTGAAAATGTTGAATTGACAACAGCCCCGCCAGCATTGGTATAAAAAGTTGCAGTTGTACTGTTTTGAGCCAAAAACGAACTAAAAGTTGAGCTTGTATTTGTGTAACTTATTGAACCACCAAATCCTGCATCACCACTACCATAAGGATTTGCAGATGTAAAAGGAAGACCGCCAATAGCAACCCCACTTCCGCTTGCTGTTGATGGAAACGTAACCACAATATAACAAGTAACTTCTCTACCTATTTTTGTATAACGTCCTCTTGCCGTGGTTAGCGTTAACCCTGCCCCACTTGCATCGGTAGGCGTAAACGTCCCCTCCTCATAATCATCCAGCGTATTAGCGTCTGATGAAGCCGATTGCGTGGCACGGAAGGTGATACCTTGGTAATTTAATTGTGCGCCGTCGGTAGATGGCGAAGCTGTGTTGTATGCAGTAGCGGAGCCTGTTACAGAAATAGTACCGACTTCTGTATTTCCACGCTTAATACTTGCAATCGTGCCATCTGATGTATTGCGATTTAACATCAGGGCTTCTGATCCGCTAGAAGTACAGCCTACAGCATAGACTCCCTGAGTTCGGAGTTGAATACCGGCTGTTGAGTCACTTAATGATGTTTTTCCCACTAGCACGTTGCCGGAGGAATCAATACGCATTCGCTCGGAGCCACCCGTTGATAAAGCAACCGTATCAGCAGCAGGATAAAACAGGCCCGTGTTTGAGTCAGTGCCTTGGACCGCTGGCGTTGATGCTGAACCGTCAGGACCAGCTATGCCGGTCGTACCATTGATAGTTACGGGCATGATTAGTTTCCTTTGAGGGTTGCGATTTCAGCCTCTGCTGCTTGGAGGCGTGTGTTGAGTTCTTTAATGGCGTTGACCATGTGCCAAAACACATTGTCGGAGTCTACTGATAACACGCCGGTGGATTCTTCCTTGACGCAATCAGGACAGACTTGCTGAATCTCTTGAGCAATAACGCCGAGTTGAATGCCTTGCTTATCGATTGCATCTTGTGGTTGGAGTGATGGATCAACCTCTTCCGGCAGACGGTACTCAAAGTTGCGAACACGGATTTGGCTGATCTTGTCCAGACCCTCAGTGTTATCAACAATGTTTTTCTTTAAGCGCTGGTCAGACGTTGTTGACCATGAAGAGGAGTTGTTGCCTTGGTAAACGCCACCACCACCTCCGGGTTTTATAAAACCCGTACTATTTCCCTTACCTACTACGTCTGCGCCAATAACAATATTTCCACCATCAGTTGCAGCGGCGGCGACTGTTTTACTACCAATAAATACATTTCCAATCCCTGATGTGGTGGCAGCCCCACCACTAGGGCTATATAACCCTGCATAGGAACCTAAAGCGGTGTTGTCGCCACCGGTTGAATCCCTTAAAGCACCGTAACCAACAGCGGCTGAATTTCCGTTAGTGGTGATACTTCCAAGTGCGTCTTGTCCTACGGCTGTGTTTTGACTGCCCGATGTGTTGGCGTCTAATGCTTGATAACCAACAGCGGTGTTGTAAGAAGAGGTGTTGGACAGTAGGGCTTGATAGCCCATTGCAGTGTTGTTAGATCCGGCGGTGTTAGTATAGAGAGCACCATGACCAGTGGCGGTGTTAAATTCACCGGTAGTGTTAAATCGCAGTGCGAGTCTGCCAATTCCGGTGTTTTGTCTGCCGGTTGTGTTGGCATATAAAGCAGAACTTCCAACGGCAACATTATCGTATCCGGTGGTGTTGAGTCTGAGGGCTGTGTAGCCTATTGCGGTGTTGCCATCTGCGGTGGTGTTGGCGTATAAGGCTTCTTGTCCAATAGCGACGTTATTTGAGCCTGTGGTGTTACTGTAACCAGAAAACAACCCCATCGCTATGTTATAGCTACCCGTCGTATTAGCCGCTAGTGCTGCGCCACCGACGGCGACGTTTTGAGTGCCCGAAGTGGTGGCCAATAAAGCAGACACACCAACTGCTGTGTTGCTGCCGAGGGTGTTACTGCCAGCAAGAGCGTTATAACCGACTGCGGTGCTGTTGTTGGCGGTGGTGTTGTTAACTAACGCATTCACGCCGAAAGCGGAATTGTTGGCTCCTGTGGTGTTGTAGTACATGGCCTGACTGCCAACTGCGGTGTTGTCGGTGCCAGTGCTATTGGTTCGCAGTGTGCTATTGCCCAAGGCCACGTTGCGTGCGCCTGAAGTATTCGTACGAAGGGCATCTACACCAAACGCAGAATTGAAGAATCCGCTGGTGTTTGACAACAAGGCGTTAACGCCAAAGGCATCGTTGTAGGTTCCGCTTGTGTTGGCGTTCAGCGCTTGATAACCAATGGCGGTGAGAGTACCGGTGCTCATCGACCCGTACACCGGACCCAGTGTGGTAGGCGTGGCGGAGGAAGCTGTCGTTATGATGGTCCCTGCCGCAGCAGGTAAGGTCACGGTGTAAGTGCTATTCGTATTCGGTGCGGCTATAGTGACAATACCTGTCCCAGACGCATCACCCGATAATTTCAGTTGTGACATGTTATTTCCTTAGACAATAGTCCATGTTGATCCAGACGGCACCGTGACCGTGATGCCAGAACCTACCGTAGTAGGGCCAGGAGACATGGCGTTGTAATTATTGGGGATCGTGTAATTCGTCGCTACCGTCGCAGCCCCAACAAATAAACTATTGATCGCTACCATCGCTTGAGCCTGCAACTCGCCGGTGCTTGGCTTGTACAGTAAGTTGGCATTGCCAGTGTAAATCGTGCTTATTGATCCGGACGTCGCCGCCAGGAAGGCAGGATATACATTTGATGATGTCGACGTGTCATTACTAACGGAAATAGATCCGGCACCGGCTTGAGCCAGAAGCGTTACAACACCGGACGAGTTCTTGTAGTAGAGCTTGCCGTCAGCGTAGTTCAGTGCAAGCTCGGCACCATTAGCGGAAGAGGTAAGGTTCGCTGCCGAAGGAACAGCCGACGCCGTGCCACTCGCGTAAATAAGGATTGGGGTGTAGCCTGACTGTGCCATTTAGAATGCACCTCCGTAGATGCCTGTGGTTGCTGTTACCGTCGTAAAGGTTCCGGCAGCAGCCGTTGTTCCGCCAATCGTGGTGCCGTTAATCGTCCCGCCCGTAATAGCCACACTGCCTGCGTTTTGCGTCGACATCGTGCCCAAGCCCGAGATGTCCGTGTTGGGAATCGTAGCCGAGGCCGTGAAGGCTGAAGTGCCGTTGCCTTTAACGTAACCCGTTAAAGTAGCGGCTCCGGTACCGCCATTAGCGACCCCAAGCGTACCACCTAGTGTTAGGGTTCCGCTCGTAGTAATCGGGCTCCCAGAGAATGTCAGGCCCGTCGTGCCACCATCGGCAGAGACCGAAGTGACCGTACCGCCAGAAGAAGGGGTGGCTGAGATCGTGATGCCGCCTGCCGTATTGCTGATGCTGACGTTAGTTCCGGCGGTTAGCGTGTTAAGCGTGTAACCCGAGCCATTACCGATCAGCAACTGGCCATTGGTAGGTGTTCCAGTAACCCCGGTGCCGCCGTAACCAATACCAATCGTCGTGGCGTTCCAGGTTCCTGTCGTCAGAGTCCCGATGCCCGTTATGCCCGTGTAAGAGCCCGTCAGACGAGCCGTATTGAGCGTGCCTGAGGAGATGTTCGAAGCGTTAGTCGTGTCCGTTGTAGCCGATGCAGCAAGGCCAGAAACAGCAGCCGAAGAGATTGCAATCGGCACGTCAGTCGCAAGGGTTAGCTGCCCCTGAGCGTTAACCGTGAAGGTAGGGACCGTGGCCGCGCCGCCGTAAGAGTTCGCAGTTACCCCGGTATTGGTGATCGAGAACTGCGTACCGGAAAGTGTGAGTCCGGTGCCTGCGCTGTAGATCTGCGCGGACGATACCTGAACGAACGTGATCGCCGTCGTGCCGAAGGTAATCGTGCCCGAGGTATTGCAGACGTAGGTCTCGCCAGCGCCGGTAAGGCCCGAGGTGACGAAGAACGCGTCGCCTTCGCCTAGTGCGTTGGGGTCCTTGAGACCATAAGAGTCAGCGTCAGTCGCACGAGTAAGGACCCAAGCAGTAGACCCATCACCAACCGTCGTGACCGTGTAAACGCCGTTTTGCGCCGGGGCTGCTTGGTTATAAACCAGGATGCGATCGCCTGGGGATGCTGTAGGCCCGTCAGGCGCAAAAGCCGCCAGGGTTCCCGCATTGGTCAGTGTGGCTCCGACGCCTGCTGTGCCGTTGTTATAGGTCGCAGTCAGTGCGGTTGGCGCTTCATACTTAACCGGCGTGTGGTAGGTAATACCTGCCGCTGCGATCGTATCGACATAAGACTTATTGACGATGTCGGTCGCGTTCGTAGGCGCTGTACTGATCGTGCCCGTCGTGGTCGTGATCGAGGTAAACGTACCAGCAGCGGGGGTCGATCCACCGATGATTGAGTTATCAATCGTGGAGCCCGAGATCGTCGCTGCAATCGAGCCGCCAGTAATGGCCACCGAGCTTGCATTCTGCGTGGACATCGTCCCCAAGCCAGTGACGTCCGTATTGGGGATCGTCGCACTGGCGGTCATTGCAGTGGTGCCAGTACCCTTCACATAACCCGTGAGTGTATTGGCTCCAGTTCCGCCGCTGGCGACGTTCAGGGTGCCAGCAAGGGTGACGTTTCCTGTTGTCGCAACCCCTGGCGTTAATCCGGTAGACCCGCCACTGAATGACAACACACCACCTGCTAAGGAGAACTGCTGCCAAGATCCCGAGGTATAGCCCTCAAACTGAGCAAGATCTGCGTTGAAGCGAAACTGGCCGTCAATACCAGCAGGCCTTTGTGCTGTCGTCCCCGATGGGACCTGCACGGAAGCGGTTCCTGGGATGACCGGATTGCTTGTAATACTGATCGTTGGATTGCCTAGACCGCCGTCGCCATCAACGACCGTGATTTGATTGGCGGTGCCTGTAATCGTTACCAAGCCAGCGCCTGGGCCTACGGTGCGTGCAAGAAGGCCGGTGCCAGAGGAAATAACCGCAACCTGAGAGACAAAACCGGAAAGGGATAGAGTTGGGTTGGCCGCTACGCCATCGGCGTCAGATACGCTTAAACCGCTTCCAGAGACTGCCAAAGACCTCGGGGTAATGGTTGTGCCCGACTTAGTCAGAATGCCGTTACCAGCGGCCACCAAAGAGGATAGAGCACCTGCCGGGGAGATCTGGAGAGTGCCCTGAGCGCCCCCATCGGTAATGCTTAAACCGGAGCCAGCGCCGATCTGGCGACTCGAGGTGAGCAAGGGCTGATTGCCAACCGTAATGAACGGGTAGTTTAGGCTGATAGAGCCCGAGATGGCCGCGGTCGTGGTTTGTACCGTCGTGCCGTTTTGGCTGATCGGGACCAGTTCCGTGCCCGTTATTGGACCGGCTGAAGGTAGCTCAGAGATTCGCAAGTTGGGCATATCAGTCTTCCAGGCCGTCGATGTTGCCGTTTACCGGGACATTCGCCTGCTCGGGCGAGATGATCGAGGTGTTGTACGGGTTGGTGATCAGCGCGTCGTCCACCACGGTTAGTGGCGTATCAGGACGCGGCCACCGAAGCGTAATTCTCTCAGTTTGTCGGGCAGGAAGTCGATAGGGATCGAATTGATCCTTGCACCCCTCATCGCAAACCATTAGCCCAGGGTAATTTGGGTCCGAAGAAAGCTGAACGTAAGCCCTCTTCATGCTGCACCGACCGCATATTGCGATCGATAACACCGTATTGCCATGAGTGTCCAGGAATCTTGGCATTATCGTGTGTACATCGAAATGTTCGGCGCGAAGTAGATCGGGCTCTTGTCGCGCTCTTCCTGCTCGACGTCGTACAAGGCCTCCTTGGCGTACTTTTCAAGCATGAGGATGCGGTTTTCCTGCACGTCAGGAAGCTCGAGGCTCATCGCATGGGCAAGCATGGCCTGAATGGCCGGAAACCAACGCTGGGGGACCTCAATGGAGTCCTTTAAGGCCCCGACATCCTCGATCTGACGCTGCCGCCAGCAGACCATTTGCACGAAGCTATTGTTCGGAACCGGCCACAAGTAAACCTGGGGGTCCAACTTGCGATCAAACCAGAATTGCAGGGGCTGATTGCTTGGGAAGTTGCGGTTTGGCAGGTTCGTATAGTCGTCTTGGTTAAGCCTAGCCATCGGTATATCGGTTACCGTGGTCCCAAAGTAGACCTCGCGCATAACCAGGGTGCCTGATACGGCCCTCACGCGGTAATACTCAACCGATACCCCAGGCTCGATCGTGAACCATGTCCACTCGTTGTCCACCAAGACCGTCGATCCGGGGTTCTTGAGCGTGCTCCAGGTCGACCCATCGGAGGAATATTCGATGATGAGGTTGACTGTCGAGGAAGTACCCGGAAGGAGGCCGACCATCGTGACGTAGGTATCGCCCGTGTATTGAATGGCAATATTCCCGCCAGGGGAGGTCTGCGTGCAAATGGTGTCGGTATTCTCATCAAAGGCATTAGCAACCGTGCCACCAGCCGAGGACGTGTAAGAGCCCGAGGGCCTCATCGTCTTTCGGTAGAGCACATTGCGCACGTCCACGGTCCCGACAGGAAGGTCGTAGATGTACTGCAAGGCCTTCATGCCGATGATGGTCTGCTCGACGCACCAAAACTGAATCCCGCGGTTTGCGAGGTTCGATAGCAGGTAGTAAAGGTTTTGCCTGGAGGCGTTGACCTGCTCGACCGTCAGCGATTCGGCAAACTTACCGCTGCGACGAGCCCCATGATCGATGAGGCTTTGCGTCGTGATGACTGTTTGGCCTACCGTGCCCGATGTGGTCATCTTTACCCCTTAGCATTTCCAGCGCCGTAGGGACGCTTTGGCGCGTTCAGCGGGTCCCTTGGCATTATCCACTACCCCTTGCATCCTGGCGCAAAAGGAGCGCTTTCTAGCGCCTCCTTCGGGCTGTGGAGCCTTCAGGTTTGATCCTGTTTCTCGGTTGTATTTCGCTCTACCCTTGGCGGTAAGACCCGCGCCTTGAGAGACCGGAAGCTTCTCGCCACGGCCAACCGCAAGGCTCGGGCCACCCTCTTTAAGGCGTTCAGGAAGTTTTGCATAGGACTTTCCCCCGACGTTGGATTTGGTGTACTCAGACCCTACGCTCGGCTTGATACCGACCTTCTTAGCGAACGATGGGTTATGGGCCACCGCCTGCATCAGGCGGAACTGCTCCTTAGACTTGGCAGGCATTTAGGCCACCTGATTCATGGTAGCGATAACGGAAGGAATCGCGGGGTAAGCCGGTGATAGGCTGGCAGGCAAGTGCTCCATCGTCAAGGTTGCGACCGTTGGAAGCCATACGATTTCCGCATACTGAGCCGCGGTAAGCGATAGGAAAATATTCCAGGCTGCAACCCCATACCCAAAAATACTAGCCGACTTCCTCGCCGGGATCGTTACCTGGGTTGCAGAATTCGCAAGGTCGGAACCGTTTACGCGGAACCAGATCGTAACGTCTTCTTGCGTGTTCTCGACGTTTTTGAATTGAGCACTGAACTGGAGGTTATAAATCCCGGTCTTTGGCACGGTAATACGGCTATTGCTCACCACCGTAACACCGTCCGCAACATCGACTGAATTGAAAGTCATGACCGTCCCAGCGCTAATGCTTCCAGTCTGATCAAGGCTGCTGCTAAAAGCGCCGTAAGAGGCGTCATAAGCCCTAATGGTGTCAAGCGTAGCTTTTACGTTCGCACCGCTTTGGACCATGGGGATAAGCTCCGCACCCGTCAGGGTAGCGGCGGTAGGCATCGCGGAAATCTTTTGATCAGCCATTACGAGGCCTCCAATACGATCTTGCTGTTGTCTTCCTGAAGAACATAACCTGGGTCTGTCTCATCAAGAATGTAGAAGGTGGTTGTTGGTGCCGCACCATACATATCGACCACACCGTTATCGCCAACGTCCAGGCCCCAATCCGTGCCGCCAATGACGTTTTGAGCCCCTACGCCACGAGCAAACCCATCGGACGTATTGGCTTGATCAGCAACGCCGGTGTAGCCGACGATGCCCATCA